GGTGGTTAGAACCTGGCTTATTCGCCGGCTGTAAAACTGAAGAACCGTTACCCCCTGGCGGGGTTCTTAGCGTGGATAGTTCCGTAGACAGTTCGCATTATGTCGGCGTACGCGCTGTACAAGTCAAAGATAAAACCGTCGTAACCGTTGAATTTCAGGTAGATAGCCTCGCCGCCTGTTGGGCAAATATCGAGAAACTACTTAAAGAAATGCCAACCCTGTACTTATCAATTCCCCCCAGTATGGAATTATCTTGCCCGCCAAAATATGAACGCCGCCGTAACGTCGTCGGGTTCCGTGAACTAGGACGGTGGACCCAGTTTGTACGATCTCTCATCACTGAGGGACGCCTAACCCATACAGGCGAGGTTTCACTAGTAGAGCATTGCGAACGCGCCGTAATGGTCAAAGTAAACGGGTCCGTTTCATTGTCTAGCGCCCGTTCCCCTGGACCTATCGAGTTAGCGCGCTGTATGGTATTCGCCGCCGCCCAGGCGTCCCGCGTGGTAAGCAACAGAAAACCCGCGCTAGTTGTGATCTAGGACTAGCATAAGTTCGCGCTAGCGGTAGGTAGTTCGTCGGGGACAGCCTGCCGCTAGCGTTCCCCCATTGCCGGCGAGTATTGGCGTACACTTCCCCTATGGCTCTATTTTCGCGTAATAAAACTGCCGCTATGGCTGTATCGAGTGAACCGGCAGTAAAGGCCGCCGTCGGTTACAACGCGGGGGCTAGCCAGATCGGCAATTTCTACGCCTACCTGGACGGCGACGCGCGCGCCCGCGCTATGTCTGTACCGACAATTTCCCGCGCCCGTGATCTCATTGCGTCTATGTTTGCCTGTTTGCCCGTGCAGTTTTACCGTGAACAATGGAACGGTGAAGAAATGGAACCGTACGAAATTGCCCCCCGATCATGGGGCCGCCGTATGGACCCAACCGTTACTAATAACTTTTTGATGAGTTGGACTTTCGACGATTTATTTTTCTACGGAAGAGCCTTTTGGCATGTACAAACTAGAACTACAGACGGTTTCCCCGCGTCGTTTACACGTTTGCCCGCCGCCATGGTTACAACAATGGACCAGGCAGGCCCCGTCTGGTTCGGCCCGTCTAACCAGATCATGTTTTCAGGCTTGCCCGTGGATTCCCGCGACGTCATCCAATTTCTAAGCCCCATTCAGGGACTGGTTTATATGTCCCAACGCGCAATTAATACCGCGCTTAACCTAGAAGCCTCAGTAGACCGTAATAGCCGTTCGGCAATACCGGCGGGCGTATTGCGCCAGGTGGGAGGCGAACCGTTAAGCCCTGCCGAACTAGGCGAAATGGCCCACGCATTTAACGAGGCCCGCATGACTAACCAAACGGCGGCGCTAAACGAATTCCTAACGTATGAAGCCACCACGGCGACACCGGACAAAATGCTTTTAGTAGATTCGCGCCAGTTTCAGGCTCTGGAACTTTCACGAACGGCCAATATCCCGCCATATTTAGCCGGTATTGCTGTAGGCGGCTACCAATACCAGAACGCCGAACAGGCAAAACAGGACCTCTACCTATTCGCCGCTAAGAATTTTATTCAATGTTGGAATGAAACAATGAGTAGCGACAACGTATTACCTCGCGGCACCTATGTACGCCTAGACGTCGATAGTTACCTGTCCGAACTTAAAGTAGGTGAAGCAACTATGGAAATTCGCGACGATATCGAGACACCCGCGCCACGATCCCCACAACCTGAACCAATGAACGAAACCGATAACGAAATGGAAACCGACTAATGGAACTTTTACGATTCAACCCCAGCCCAGTAAGCGTTGACGCCGCCGCGCCAGACGGCACCCCACGCCGTACGATCATGGGCCTCGCCGTGGAATACGGCGTAGAGGCTACGACCATGGACGGAACCCGCGTACGGTTCGCCCCTGGATCACTCCCAACCGACGGACGCGCTCCTAAGTTGCTCCAATACCACGACACCGCCCGCCCTATTGGCCTCGTATTTGAACGCGTCGAAGTGTTGACCGGCAACGTCCCAGGTATGTATTTCGCCGCGCGTATTAGTGACGTACCAGAGGGAAACGCCGCTTTAACCCTCGCCATGGACGGCGTACTAGACGGCGTAAGCGTCGGCGTAGTACCTACTGAATACTCATACGACGAAAACGGCGTAATGGTAATCACGGCAAGTAAGTGGGACGAACTCTCGATGGTCCCAATGCCGGCGTTTGAATCTTCACGTATCCACCAAATTTCCGCCCAAGCGGGTAATAATGATGAAGAGACGGAACCCGACGCCGTGGACCCTGAAGAAAACGATTTAGAGGAGAACCCAGAAATGGCCCAGAACGTCGAAACCCCAGAGGCTATTGAGGCTTCTACCCCTGTTACCCCATTGTGGGCCGCCGCTCGTGGCCATGCCCCTAAGTTGCCAACCCCCGCCGAATACATGGTGGCGTTTGCGGCAGGTTCTACAGCGTTTGCAGAAATGAACGCGCGCATTTCCGCCGCCGCTCCAAATATCACAACGGCTGACACGCCTGGCATCCTCCCAGAGATCATTACCGGCGGCGTGTTCGATTCGCTTAATCCGGTCAGACCGTTTGTGTCTGCCATCGGGTCAAAAGCGATGCCATCGGCAGGCGCTACATTCCGCCGCCCTGTGCTTACCGTCCGCCCAGTAGTTACACAACAGCCAACAGGCCAGTTAAATACGCTTGATCCGTCAACCGTAACCGTTGCAAACAACGACGTAAGCAAACTGTCATTCGGAACATACGTAACCGTGTCGGAACAAGACCTCGACTGGTCCGATCCCGCATCAGTAAATATCATCCTCGAACAGTTGGCTATCGCCTACGGACAAGCAACCGATAACTACGCGGTAGACCAGTTGACCGCCGGCACCACACAGACCGAAACAGTTAACGACCTCACCGATCCTGCCGACTGGATCGCCGCTATCTACGGCGCCGCGTACCAGGTTTCGGTTAACTCCAACTACTTGCCTACTCACTGGGTCATGAATCCTGTTACCTGGGCAAAATTGGGCCAGTTAGTCGACACAACGGGACGCCCAGTATTCCCGTCGGTTTCACCAATGAACGCGTTCGGTTCACAACAGGCGAACACATGGAACGGTAACCCATTGGGCCTTAACCTCGTCGTTGATAAGAACATGAGTGGCGGAACTGGTAGCGGTACATTCTCAGGAATTATCGGCCACGCGGCAGGCGCCGCGGCAGGTTTCGAGTTCTACGAACAGCCAAAGGGCGCGCTCTCCATTGACGTTCCTCAGGTCATGGGCCGTACGATTTCGTTCCGTGGTTACGCCGCCGCTTTCATGGCGGACGCTACTAAGTTCGTAAAACTCGTAAACGCCTAACCCGAAAGGCGGTTTACCGTCATGGCGGTTTATTCAGTAACCCACCACCAACGCGTAGATAATTACGCCGTAGTTCAGTTACTAACGCCGTCCGATATCGAGGTAGGGCAATCGGTCACGCTTGCCGGTCTAGGGCATGGGCTAAACGGAACGCACACCGTCTACGCCCTGCCCCCCTACCTTTTTACGGGCGTTAATGAAGAGGGCGATCTAATACAAGACCCTGATTACATAATTGCTAACCAGGTTCTATTTTACGATGAGGGCGACGACCTAGAGCGTTCGGCGGTTATTCCTAACGGTACTTTGACCTATACGCCTGTCTGCACGTGGATTACCGCTACAGACGTCGAGGACTGGTTAGGAATCGGTACGGCAAGTGTTTTAGACCAGGCTTTTTTGACGCAATGCGCGGCGGCCAGTTCGCAATTTTGCTACCGCCGACGTCAAGAGGCTAACTATTTTGACAGTTTGACCACTGCCCCTAACGCGTCCGTGAAACTGGGAACGATCCAATATGCGGGCGCGCTGTATAGGTCCCGTGGAAGTGTGGGCGATACTTTCGCATCATTCGACAATATGGGCAACACGTCCTATACGGGGCTTAGCGCCATGGTTAAGCAACTTTTGGGTATTGACCGCCCAGGCTGTGCCTAATGGCCGTCGTAGCCTATACAGACCTGTTTAATGAGGTTCTAGACGATCTCGCCGCGCGTATCGGCGCTATTAGTGGCGTAACCGTCGTAACTGATCCTCGAAACCTTGCCCCGCCGTGTGCATTCATTGACGCCCCAACCTTTGACGCGTTTAACGGCAACATTGTAAAAATGACTTTCCCCGTCCGTGTTATTACTCTGGGGCCAGGCAACCTAGACGCCCAGCGTTCTCTAATGAACCTCGCCGCTAAATTGCTTAACGCAAATATCGGGGTACTTTCAGGCCGTCCCACTATGGCAATTTTGGGCGGTACCGAAATGCCGGCGTACGATCTACAGATATCTATCCAAGCCCAGACA